TCGGCGGTAGCTTCTGGATTACTCATAATGTTTGTTTAGAACGCCATTTACGCTCGGCGGTGCGTGTTCGTGAAGAATCAACACTATAATCATTAGTATGTCAAGCAGTTTAGTAAGGTATGGAAATCGACACAAAAAAGAGGCCGCAGGGAAAACGAAAACCCTGCGACCTCTAGTATGACACAAACCACAAAACACGCGCTAACTACAGTGGTCAGACATTCACCAGCGCACAGCAACTAGAACACAAAGTTGAAAACAATGTCAACTATTTTCAACTTCCAGCAACGACAGCAACTCGTCCAGTGTGGAGACGCTTCCGACGATCTTCATAACCTCGTTAGGCTCAACGCATTGGCGAAGGTCGGCAAAGAAACGCTCACGCTCGTCTCGGACAAATTGCACGATAGCCTTGAACTCGTCACGATCAGAGAGGGATTCAACGGCTTGTTGGATGGTTGGCTTAGGTAGTGGGGTCATATTATTACTTACGCTTTTTGATTCCAGCTTCGGACATTGCGATTGCGACCGCTTGTTTCCGATTTTTCGCCAATGGGGCTTTCTTTGGTCCTTTGGGATTCACTCCTGCATGGAGAGTCCCAGCCTTATATTCACCCATGACTTTCGCCACCTTAGCCTGTTTGGCGGCTTTTGTTTTTGGCTTTTTCATAGACTACTTGCGTTTAGCTTTTTTCTTAGGCATACGGCCCATCTTGATTTCAATCTCGACGTAGCCTTTGCCTTTTTTGCCTTTGCCGTATTCTTTTTCTTCCTTGTGGCCGCAGCCGTTTGATTTGCTTTTCATAGATTTATTTCATTGATTTGCTTCCGCTGCACTTCCATTTACGGCGGGATAGATTGTTCGGGCTGTTTGGATCGGACTTCCAATCACCCTTAATCTTAGCAGATCGAGCGCAGTAGGAATCGCCACGGGACGAGCCGGGAGAAATCGTTGCTCCCTTTTGCCCATATTTGACGGTCTTTTTGCGTCCAGTGTCAGGATTAGTGACTACTTTTTTGAACCGCTTCTCCATTACTTTTTCTTTGCTGTTTTAGCAGACTGCTTGAAATCTTGGGCTGAAGGAGCCTTCTTTGAACCCACTTTATTCATCTTTTCGCCGCTACCAGCTTTGATACGAGCTTTCTTGGCATTAACATTAGCGTATAGTCCTTGTTTCATATGGTTATTGTTGCATTCCTTGGGTAATCACGCCGCCCATCTGAGCTGGCGCAGTCCCAATGCGCCCAATTTCAGCATTTTGCATCTGTTGCATTTGGAACTGGTAAGCATCCATATACTTCTGGAGACGACCACCAAACGCTTCGTCGGACTGCGCGCGTTGCATGATGTCCGGTTGCTGGACATACGCCTGCACCATCTGCATTGCGATCTGTGCGCCGTTGGGTTGCGCGGGAACCTCGATACCAGCAAAGATCTTCGCGAGGTCATCAGTGACGTTCTTGGCGACCTTCTGCTGAGCTTCCTCGACTGGTTGCAGAACGTAGTCCGCAAAGATCGGGTTGATGCTCGACGCAGTAAACTCAAGGAGCTTGTTGACATCTAGAACGCCATTGCGATCAAGTTGAACAAGCGATACCATGTTCTTGAGTTGCGTCTCCGCAGTCTCTGGGTCAGTGGTCAACGAGTCAAATGACACCGTAATGCTGAAGTTCTCGTCGGGACTACCCTTAGTCATCGTCTGGGGGTTAGGATTGCCAGTGACTTGGAAGAAAACCTCGTCCGGTCCCATGCGCTGATACAGCTTCCACGCCATCGTCAAAACATCACGGACATGATCGAGGAACTTGCCAATGTAGAATTGTTGACGCGCAGCCGTGAGCGGGTTCGTAAGATCAAGGCCGACAGCGCGGTCTGCTTGCGCTCGCATAGACATCTCTGATTCAATGGAACCTTGGTCCATTTGAGGAACTGGCCCCCAAGCAATCTCGCCAAGACGACGATAAGGAACGCGACGGCCCGGACCCCAATCGGAAGGAGGACGGCCAGCAGGGTGCATCAGCGGCGGCAAGGTAGCCAACGAAGCGCGGTCGATCCGGCTGTCACGCTCAGTCTTAATCTGCATCTGCGGACCACGGAGAATGTCGGAGAATGTTTGCACTTCATACATCCGCCTTTGGTCATTCGCTAGTCGAGTCACAACAAACGGGTAGTCATCGTATCCATTGAGAAGCTCATGCTTTGCGTAGCCGTCCGTGGTTGGGTGGAACACGGTGCAGTAGATACCTTCGCTGCCATCCTCTTCGTCAATCAAACGCTGGTAGCCATAGACCACCATAACAAGGTCGTTGTCGTCAGTGATAGGCAAGCGCGTCTGAGTCTTCACCTTCTCCCCATCAAGATACATGGAGTCTTTGCCACGAAGGTTGGAGATAGCGTGATCGACCCACTTCCGATCCCATCCCTCATTGGTGACTTTCTTCTCAAGCTCCTGAGCAGTCAGGAACGTGCGCCAGAAGATGTATGGAGCGCGTTGAGGATCGGAAACATACGGAGGGAAGATGACTTCTCCATCCGGGGCGCACGAATAAACAATCGGGCAATCGACAGTTTGGCGAGGAAGCGGAATTTCAGCCATCCCAGTTTTCCGCATATCTCGGATTGCCTTCTTAGCGCGTTTGTTCGACAGGTCGGGGAATCCTTGTTGGATCAAGCCCGTGAGCATCTCGTCATCGTTCCCATCAATAATAAGGTTCGCTAGATCAGGGGATTGTTGGGCAATTTGGTCGATGGTGACTTGTTGCAGATATGTTCTTTTTTCTCGCTTCCATCCAACATAGGATACCATAATCCCCTTCTCTAGCAAATAGTTCGCACCCAACTCCATTTGGTTCTTGAAGTCAGGAATGTAGGTCGAGCGCATCCACTTAAGGAACGACGACACAACAGAAGCTCGCGGCATTGACGCCATGGACGTTGGAAACGCCTTGATGTGGCTGCGCTGGAGGGCTTGGTCAAACAGAGACACATACATGTCAATCCGCTCACCAACCACGTTAACCTCTTGATCTGAAGCACCTTGCCACGGGAATGCGTTTGCTCCGTTCTTACGAAGATCGTCAGACTTGCCGTCCCAGATATTGCGCCGATCATTATATGACCTCAAGCAAGACTCAAAATAGTATTCAAGATCAAGCAAGCATGTGTCATAAGCATTAGTCAGCACTGCGATATCAGGCTCTTTGTCTGCATAGACAAGCGACTCGTCTTCAATTTCTTGGGATTCGATCATGATGCGTATTCGTAAAAGTCTTCGGGGTCGGCAGATACTAAGCACACTTTGATGCGTTTGCCAACAAGTTTATTTGATAGGCGGGAAGGGCATTTTACCGGAACTGCCAGCCCATCCATGCGGACGATGACCCAGCTTGGGTTATTGCAAACACGCATAACAATGAAATCTTCATCAATTTGCTGCTCGATAAGGCTATCAAGACTGCATGGTGACTCGTCAATAATTAGCGTTTTCTTTGCAGGTCGCCCCCGTTTTGCTGCTTTAGCTGCTTGTTTCTTCATACTAGTATCCCCCAGACCCGTGAGTTGTAACAAATGATTGGCTATTGTCAACGTGATCGAGATTTGCAATGGCGGCGTAGCGACAAACGTCAATGCAGTTTCCGCATACCATAGGCTTTCCATGTCTGCGCACAATCAGAGTGCCATTTGGCACTGTAGCGCAATAAACATTGCCCGTGTAATGAACTTTCTGAAGCAACATGCGTTTGTCCTTGGTTGTGATTGTGGCTTTCCGACCTTTGCGCTCACCAAGCATATGCAGAGGCATTGTCCCAACAATCTGTTTTTTATTTATAATACCGCCTTTGTGGCCGATTTCCCTAGTGTAAGTGGAGTTTAGCGGCTTGCCTAGCTTCTGTAGCAGTTCTTGGATATCATCCACAAGCAAGGGTGATGACGTGGCATAACGCTTGCAGCTGGAGCCTTTGTCAACCCACCCATCGCCAAGAACTAAAGCGTCCCACATTCTCTCCAGTGCTTGCTTTGGGAGGTTCATTGCCGATCTCGGAATTCTTTTCTGTCCACTATGCCCAATCGGGCTTAAGATCTTCCATAGGTTCTTGCTGCTGATGACAAACGATTTGCCTCTGTATCCATACTTCAAGCCCATGCGATCTAGCAGTTTTGCAATTTGGTTGCATTTATCAGGATTCGCATCGCGGCATTGTGCTATATACACAGAGTAGCCCCTTCCGGGCATTTGGATCTTTCCGCCACGAGAGCCAGTAGAACTTCCCTCAGAAACAAACCATCCAATGAATTCCGCCCAGTCTCCCTCATCTACGAGCTTACCGTCCCAAAGCTCAATGTATCCAGTGGGCCTGTCACGCAAACCATCCGTGCAAATCGGAAATGTATCCTGCCTATAAAGATCTTTAGCCAACCTAAACGTAAGCTCGCTCTTTTGTGGGTATACAAGCATTCGATGAGTCGGAGTAACCTTGAAATTAATGCTTTTGCTTTCGGCTTGATACATGACTCCATCGTAATACCTTTCGATGTAATCAGTCGGCATCTGGTATTCAAGGAATCCATCTGGGGACATAGTTGCCACCTTTGCGCTTTTCTTGAGGTCTTTAAACTTAAACCATCCGTCTTCCGTAAGCACCTCTGTATCAGCGCAATAACAATCTTTCCACGCTTCCTTAAGCCCACCTTCGCCAGTGTATTCAGAGAGTGCTTGAATGATGTTCTCGCAGTCGCTGCTGACGTAGAAATGCGGTCTGTTTACGGAATCCAAAGGTCGAGCGGTATCCCATGACATCTTGCCAATCAACGCTTGAAGTCCATCGTCGATATCAAGCCCCGGTGCAGGGATGCAAACCATTCCCGATTCGCTTAGGTCTTCGATGATTGAGGAAGAACCGTCTTGTGCTTGGTATTTTGCGGCTCCAAGGCGGGGGTCGATCAATCGCTCAAAGATTTCCTCGTCGCCTTCCATCTCTTGAATAGCCTCAATGTAGTCACGGATACCAAAGCCTTGTCCTTTAGACCCTGGCCCCGGCATCCACTTCCCGCTTTTCCATTCAGCCCAGTCACCAACGTCAACTCCCGGCCACTCACGGTAAACCCAGAACGTCCCGCTCTCGTCAATGGCAATCCAGCACATGAACCAGTTCTTCGCCCCAGCGGGGTCAATAACGTGATAGCGCGTGATGTTTTTGGTCGGGATAGAGGACGGAGGAACCACGTTTACAACCTTGTTAAACTTGGGGAACTTGGTTGCATGGGACTTCATTGGAACCCCGTAGGCGCGGATCAGAATCTCCTCCCGTGTGCGTCCTGACAGCGTTTCTTTAATGCGCTCGTATCCGCCAAAAGCATTGTCCTGAGAGTGGAAGTAATGAACTGATGCGTTTAGTTTCTTTGACTTCTGAACGTATGGAACCAACTCACCATTAAGGAGTTCCGCTGGTCTTGACTCGATAGTCGTCGCCCCATCAAGATACTCTTTGATGACCTCTGTCCAACCGTCAATCGGAGTGAACGTCACCAGCATCTTCGCGTTTCTTGTAGCAAGACGAAACCTGAGTGTGTTGATCAATTCTGGCCCTAAAAGGTACTCATCCAGCCACACCCCAATGTTGTGCCAAACATGGTTCTTAGATCCAAGTTCCGCGCCCTCAAGGATAGTAGGGTTGTTCTGATACTGGGAATACGTCTTGAAGATGATCTGCGAGCCATTAGGGAGGATCAAAGATGAATCCGTGAAGCCAGTCTTCTTCTTGTAAGAGATGTAGGTGTTCGCGCTTGTTTGTTTTGTCTTGAGGTTCTCTGGCAACCAATCCCAGACGGCACTTTGCTGCTGGCGAATGCTGACCTCGGATGTTTGAGCAAAGCAGAAGATCTCAGACTTCGGGTTCTCGATAGCCGCACGGACAACGGAGAACGCTCCCCACTGAGTTTTTCCGCTGCGATTTCCACCTAGTGCCAAGATTTCGTTGACCTCAAATAGTTGTTCTTCAGCCTTACTCCAGTGAGGGAGTCTGAACCCGTAGTGATACGGGTCTTTTTCAGCGTTCTCAATCGCCTCATGGTAAACCGAATGAAGCCCGATTAGCTCATCAGGCTCCATTTGCACCATCTCCTCATCGGTGGGTGGCGTTAGGATTGCGTGTTTCCGCCAAATCATAGGATCTCGGCTTCGATTGCGTCTTCCTTGATCTTACTGGCGATACGGGCTTTGGCATCAAAGATCATCTTGGCAGCGTCATCGAGGCTAGCTCCCTTGCGATGTTCCACGATTGAGGATGCCATTCCGGTAAGTTGCGCCGCCTTATCGGTCAAGATGCCCACCGTCACCGCTAGCTTGTCTGGACTGATCTTGGCAAGTTCCTCTGGATTATCAAACAGTTGTTGGGAACGCTCAAAGAGCAAATCGGTGTAATCCTGAGCCGCAATTGCGTATCGCATCGAGAACTCCTTGCGCTTTGTCTCCAGCGTATCGTTGTGCCGCCATTGCAGGCCCCTAATGGTCTCTCTGCCGAGTCCCGTCTTCTTTTGGATGTCGGTTATCCTCGCGCCTTGTGCAGCCAGCCACAGGGCCATTGCGGCCTTGTTTGGGGCATAGTGTTCAACGCAGTTTGAAGGATTTAGCTTTGCACGCTCCTTGACCTCAAGAAACCACGCTGACTTGTCTTCTCGCTCGTCAACGTATTCGGCCTTGAGCTTCTCGTTGGGATCATTATTCATAGTGTCGCCTGATAAGCATCAAACACCAGTCTTACTTCAACTGCAAGTTTTCTTTTTTATCAAACTCTCTAAGTGCGTTTTGTAATTCAGCAGAGAACTCGGGATCGCTTGATGCTTGGTTAGCCAGAGCGGTAATCCCCTGCCTTGTTGTAAAAGCGTTTTTGAACATTTTAACGTAGGCATCGTTAACATCACCCGGCGAAGCGTTTCTAGCAAGAGATCTTTTCAATCCATACCGATCACTTCCAGTTGAAAGCATTGCTGCTAAATAACGATTCTTTCCAGCAGAAAGAATTGGCCCAATAGGGAGGATAAAGGTCGTCCCTGTCTCCCCTCTAATTGTTCTAAGCCCACTGGATTTTGCGGAAATGTCAGCTATGGTGTTTCCCTCATAAACCTTGGCCAAATCATAAATGAACTGAGCGTCTGATTCACCAAGCACGGTTTCTAGTTTCTGAGCAAATTGAGACTTTCCGGTTGGTGCTTCCCAATCAGTGAGAAACTTTCTAGCGTCAAATAAAGGAGTGTATGGCGCACCAGCAGAAGGATCTCCTCCGGGATATTCATCAAGTAGGTTCCTCATAAAATCTCCTTTAAAAAGATTTCTTGATTCTGGTGAAGATTGGTTGAGCTTTACCATTGTAGTTTTTGTTTCTCCAATAGTCGTTCCTTTTGAAAGTATTGATTTAGAAAGTAAGTCTGGGTCAATATTTTCAAAGTTCCCTTTTTGTGCAGCTTTGAATATTGACGACCTTACTAGATCTTGTTCTTGTTTTTCCAAGGATGTCCTTTTAATGATTCCGCTAGCCACTTCGTCTCTTGCGTCTTGACTAAGAGCAGAAGAAAAAGCGTTTAGATCCGTAAGGGTCATCTCTGGAACATTTGACGACTTTAGGACTTTGAGCTTATTGTTCAAGCTGTCAAGACCTTTAGCCGCCAAATTTGATTTATCACCATAAAGTGAATCAAGCATTCCTTGATCATAATCAAGACGGGCAACCCCTTTCTTGCCACTCATTCCAAGATCGTTAAGGTATTGAAGGCGCATCATTTCCTGCATTTTATTAGAAACCCCAGCCTGAGTTGGGTCAGCCAGTTCAAGGTCTTTTGCTGCCCGCAAAACTCGATTAATTGTAAATGGCTCTTTCATAACAGAACTTACGATATCCCTTGGCGTTGTTGCTTGCTCTCCAACAATCTCCTTGAGGACTCCACCAAGAGTATTCCCCTCAAATGCACCTCTAGCCTGAACCAATTCAGTCGCCTTCTGAAACTCCTCTCCAAGATTCTTAATCGTTCCATCTGGACTTATTGCATTAAAATTACTATAAAGCCCCCTTCTTAGTTTGGAAAGTTCAGAGGCAACCTTGACCCCTAACGCATCTTTTGTTGTTCCACCAACTCCGTTATCAGGACGCGCATCGTTAAATGATTTGATGTAAGAGTCAAAATCCGTAAAACTTAAGTCGCCTCTTTTTTTGATTGATTCAATACGCAATAATAATTCGTTTGATTTAGCAACGTCTTTCTCGCTAGCAATTCTTGCTTCAAGATTAGAAATTTCTTTTTTATCTGCGATTAGCGACCTGAGCCTATTTTCAACCCCGTTGGTAGCAGACTCATCATATGCCTTTTTAGGGTTTGCTTGTTTTTTGATTTTTGATACAATGCCAAGCAAGTCTTCTGCTTTGATTTGAAATCCAGCTTGATCAGCAACATCAGCTAATACTTCATACTGCTCTTCTGTTGATTTTTTTGCTTGGTTTTCTGCTGATTCAATAGTGCCTCTTAGAAATCCACCCAAATCGTCCACATTTGCTTTTGCTCGAGGCTTTAGAATTTTACTTACCGCGTCATCAATAAGATTTACGTTTTTGTTGTTGTTTCTGGCGATGCTGTTTGAAAGAGCGCGACGTTGCCCATCTTGATTAACCGCAATAGATTTAAAATCATTCGCGGTGGCTGGAATGCTCCCTTTTAATCCTTCAAAAAGAGTGCGAATGCTTTCCTGCGCCTTTCTCATGTTGCTAGCGATTCCAGACCCCGGGAATTGACCGCTTAGTTCTTGAGCCGTTTCAAGTCCTTGTTTGCCGAACTGTGCGCCAGCTGGAACAGCGGACGGTGGAAGATTCAACCTTTTGACTGATTTTTCGTAAGTCTTAAGAAACTCATTCTTAAAGTTGCTTGGTGTTCTCGCTGCAATTACTGATGCCGGAATCACATCAATTCCAAGTCCAAGTGCCGTTCCAATAGCCGCTTCCGTTCCGCGCCTCAAAACGCTTTCACCCACGCTTTGTGGCATGTCTAGCGCGGCTCTAGTTATATAGTCTGCAACGGGTCCAAGTGTGGCTCTTGTTGCTCCACCAGCAAGGGTTGCTGTGACTGGACTTTTAGTTGCAGCCAGCGTTCCTAATGTGGCTCCAATTTCAGCAACAGCAAGCGGAGCCTCAACAGCAAGCATTCCTGCCGTTCCCGCAACACCCTTGTCGAGTGTTGTGAAAATTGTTCCGTCTTGATTTTTTATCAAATACTCTGTATTGCCTGCAACACTAATTGGAACAATGTTTGCGTCTGGATAGGTTTTTTTTAAGTATTGAAGTTCTGACTCGGGAGTTGGTAATGCTCCAACACCCGCCCTGACTCCGGCTGGTAGTTGCTCGGCCATACGGCCACCTTCAGCAACGGGAGCGTTGTAAAGTTGGCCGATAACCTCGCGTTGCCTTGACTTAAGTTCTTCGGCAGATGGTTGATCTGTAATCACAGGGGGGACATTATATCCACCACCACCCAAACCGATATAATTAGGCGCGTAGGAAGGGCGAGTTTCAAGTTCCTTTGTGAGCTTGCGAACCTCTTCCAGCTTTGGTTTTTCTTCTTGTTCTTGAAGTAAAGAAAATTGGGTTTCAAGAAATCCTTCTTGCTCCTTTATTGCTCTTAAATCACTAATTAACGAGTCAAATTCTTTTTGGTTGCCGGAAGCTTTTGCCGCGTCAAGCTTCTTGTCAATTACTTGGCCAACTTGAAATATTTTTTGGATTTCCGATTCGATTTCAGCTTTGGTTTTTTTTGCTTCACTCATTAAATTCCGTGTTTGTTGTAAATTTCATTCATCCCCCCAACTTCTTTTGGACCAATCGCTTCAGTGTTTCTAAATTTCTGCACTTCGTCATCAATGTCAAATGCTGATTTTTTAGCCCTCATGCCATTTGATATGATTGCTTCAACTTTCGCAGCTTTGTCAGCAGCCTTGCGAAGGAACTCAACAATCTTTTTATTCCCCTCAACAGAAGTGCCAATACTTGGGGCGAGAACCTCGGTAAAATATTGCATTTCCCTATCTGAAATTGCTCCTTTTGTAAGGTTGATGAATCCAAGAGCGACATTGCCAGAAGCCGCCTTAAACGCCTCTTGGTTTGATACGTCTTGCCCAAATATTCTCTTGCCCTGCATAAGCACATTTTGTGCAAATCCCGTGTTTACACCTTCATCAAGAAGTTTTGAGATTTCTTCAATCTTTGCGAGTTGAGACGCAACTTGTGCTGCTTCGGTTTTAGTTTCAATCAGCGATTTGTCAATTGCAGTTTCCCTTTGCTGTTGAGGGTCGTCTCCAGTATTTACTCTTACAAGCGGCTCCTTGTTGACCTTCCGCGATCTTGGTGTTAACCCACTGGTTGGTGCGCCACCGGAAATATCAACAGCACGTTGAATCGCGCTAGGATCTCTAGGCTGAGGAATTGGAGTATAAGTTGGACCAGCTAGTTCAGCGACACTTTGACTAGTTGTTCGCTCTGTTGCAATAGGATTAATTACGCCTGCAAGTGGCGTTCCTGCAACGGCTACTCCATCAGGATAGGCCGCTCCTCCAGCATCCACTTCCGCCTGTTGTTCGGCTGATAATTCTGGAACCAAATTAGGAAGCACGTCCCCGGTATTGGTCGAAACATCGCCTCCATATTGTGAAAACGGCGGAAGTCCATTGGTGTCATCCGGCATGGTGGTTTCTTCCAGTGGGTTTCCGGCTACATACTTATCAAAATCAACAATCCTTAATTTGCTTTTGGGATCATAAACATTTCCATAGGCGTCGATCAACACATCAATAGCATCCTCTGGACCAAGTGTTATTGTTCTTGGATTCAACTTGGTTGGCTCATTTGCTTCAGCTTCCAACTCGGCTCGCTTTATCAATGCTGCTTGAATTCCTTGTCCCTCTTCAATATCAAGTTGCCTCTTCTGCAAACCAAATTCACGTTCTTTATAAGCATTGCTAATTCCAATATTCAATGCTTTTTCAACGGCGTCTGCGGCAGCAACCCGATCTTGCAACGAATTGTTTTTGTCTCCCATTATCATCTGGGCCTCCATAGCAACTGGAGCAAGTGTCGGAAAACTTTTAGCAATGGCATTAGCAACAAGTTCAGCAGACTTTACTCGCTTCTCTTGTTCAGATTGTTGCTTCTTATATTCTCCGAATTGTTTTGCAATCCCTCCAATATCAGCTCCAATGTTAGCCATGCTCTGACCTTGAATGTCAGCAGCGCGGGTGAAGCCTGAGTAGTCCTGAACGAACAGGCGCGGGTCAACGGATGATCCTAATAGTGCCATAATTTAGTCTTTCATGTAGCTGAGTTTTTCTTGATCCGCCCAAGGGACAAGAGATGAAATGTTTTCAATAGTCATATTGAGTTTTGGGCAGTGAACAAACTTAGGAGACTGTGGATTCCGATTGATGCAACTAGTGCATGCGTGAACATAATCAACATTATGGAGTTTGTCCACCTTCTCGCCCCAAACGCCATCTAGTTTTTCGTAACGGTCTGAATCGTATGGGACATTGTTACTTTCAATGTATTCCCAGATATCCGCATGAGTCCAGTCTCGAAGCGGGAACATCATAGTCGCTTGCTCCATAAGCACCCTAGATTCAATCCGTGTTCCAGCATCTCCTCCAAGAATTGGATCAGAATCGCAACCTTTGTGGCCGATCCATAAACAATCAAATTCAGGGACTTCAAGATAGTGTTGTTTTGGACGCTTAAGGATATCCAAGGCGCAAACAAACTTAGCGTCACTTGCAGGCTCAGTAATCCCAGTTGGACAAGTCAAGATGGTTGAGTTTACTTTGTAGTGATTCTGGACCTCCCATTCATCTCCTTCTTGTTGGAATGCGGATTGATATGGATGCCATGAATAAATAAGTAACTCCCAGTCTTGGGTGATCTTATCGTGAAACTTGTATTTAGATGGTTGCCATGGTTCACGAAAAAATACCAATGGCAAATCAATTCCCATACCACGCATGATATGCAACAATACCATGCTGTCCTTGCCTCCAGACCAACAAATCATTCCTTTTGGGAAGTGTTTTGCGCCAGATGCAATTAGCTCTTTTGTTTTTTCAAGTTTCGTCATTAAATAAGTGCTGCTCCTGCTGCCGTGCTACCCATTGCACCAAGTCCTCCTGCAATACCACCAACAGCAGATCCAATACCACCAAATAATCCTGATGAATAAGATGCTTGAGATTGTGCATTAGCGGCTTGAGCTTGAAGCATGTTTTGTCTTTGGGATGCTCCAAGATTAAGCCCCGTGTCTGGGTTAATTAAGCCCGGGGTTCCTCGTCCAATTTGACCCATGCCCATCCCAAGCATTTGTTGCCCAGATTGATACGAGAGCGGTTGTTGACTTAGCAGAGCAAGGCCCGGTTGGGTGTAAAAGCCTTGAGCGGCGTTATACGATTGGTTGACAGCTTGAGCAGCTTCAGCGCGTTTGCGGGCCATTACGTCCTCACGCCCCATTGCTTCGCTGACAATACCAAGGTTGCCTCCAAGCCGTCCAGATGCTTGAAACCCTTCACGCGCTTGCTGTTCATAACCCCGGCGTTCTTGTGGACTAACTCCCTGAGCAGCCGCCCTAGCGCGTTCTGCCTCAGTAGCAAATCCCTGAACTGCTGCAGCTTGTTCTGGGGATAGACCTTGCATGACACCACGGGTAAGCGGTGCTTGACCAGCCATCTGGCCTAGTTCGCCTTCACGCGCTGCTCCGAGTTGTTGACCTGCTTCTTGCGATGCCATTCGGCTAAGTCCAAACAAGCCTTCCTGACCACCAACGCCACCTAAAAAGCTAGAGATGTCTCCAAGGTTCAGCCCTTGGAACTCTGGACGAAACTGCTTTTCAAATCCAAGGACTTGCGGAAGCGCACTACCATAAGCTGATACAAATTTTCCAATGTCAGCACCATAATCTGCTTTTGGTGCTTCGACTTTTTTAGGCTTGCTTCCCATATTCTTGTATTATTTGAGTTTTGAGTAAAATTGTTGCATGTCGTATGACCTTATCCGAGGAGAATTCTTAAATTCACGCCGGAATGCGATGTATTCAAAGTCATCGCGGAACTTTCTAAGAGCTTTCCGCATGTCACCAGCGCACATGGTGACA